GTCTTTCGTCTTTGGAGCTCGAATCTGGCGGCAATCATCCCACATACCCCACTCGATAACCGCGCAGGTGCCACTCGGCCGGCGCAAAAATCGGGGCCACGCGTCCCGTGACCTCATATCTCCAGGGTCCGAGGATAAATCCTACGGTGCGAGAAAGCATTTGTTCAAGAGGAAGACGGACGTCATCGGCGCTGATGCGAACTTCGAGTGAAGTTTCCGGTCCCGCTTCAGGCGAGGAGCGCCAGACAACGAAGCCTTCGATCAGTGTGACCCAGGGGGTGTAGATCGTGCCGGCGCGCTCCTCGAGCGTGAGCGGCGGATTTACTTCATCCAGCAGCCGTTCGGTAAACCACTCGTCTCGACCGATTGAGGCTGGCATCCTACCACCTGCGCCGACCAGGCGCGCGAATGAAGACGGGCACGTCAATCTCTTCGGCCACAATATCAGTGGCAATCTCGATTGCGAGCCCCAGATGTTCAGCCGCCGCGCCGTAGAGATCGGCCTGACGGCGTTCGACATTGATCGGTGTGCGCTGATAGCCGGCGCGTTCGCCCTTCTGTTCCTGAGTGAGATTCGGGAGTGCCGGCAGCAGCATCCCGGCGAGTCTGTAGCAGACGGCGAGTTTGAGTTCAGCTAGAGCGGCCTCGGGCCAGAGACTGATGTCTCCAGCCGAGGCTAACGCCCAGGATTCGGCCACGCCCCCATAGACGGCCGACTCGATGATGTCATCCGGGAGATTCGCCTTCCTCACCGAGACATCTATGAGGGCGCGGACTTGTGGGTACTCCTCCGCATCAATGATTTGGAGTTCAGCCACTTTAGCTCACAGTCAGCGTGTCGTAGACGACAGCCGCGTTCTTGTCGCGCTTGGCGAATCCTTCGACCATCGTCATGGTGATGACGCGAGTCTGGTTGAGAATGAAGGATTCGGTCTCGGAGATGTCGGCGCCGATTTCGTAGACGCGCTCGAGAGCGCGACGACCATCAAAGCCGACGATCTGACCCGTGGGAACGTCGTCAGTCGTGCCCATGCGGACAGTCTGACCGAGCGAGTTATTGATCACACTGAAGCCGCCGAAAGAGCCCGGGAACGCGACAACGAGCGGGATCGATGAAGAGCCGGTCGACAGAAGCAGGAGTTCCAGGCCCACGGCATCCGTAGTCAGGATGTGTGTCATCGTGTACGGATTTTTGAGCTTCATCTTGAAGTTCAGCCACGAGCGCAGGGTTGGAACGCCGGCGGTGTTAGCGGAGGCGTCGAGGTCCTGCTGCGTATAGACCGTGGCGGCGTTGTTATTGCCGTCGCCGTCGATCAAGACGCCGATGGCTGCGAGCAACCGATCGAGCTCGACCTGCGTGCCCATCTCGGCAAACAGGAACCCGACGTGGTCAACCGTTTGACGACGCAGTTCCTCGTAGGTTGATTCCAGCGCGCGGCCGAACTTGTAGATAGTGACCATCTGTTTGCCCGACCGAATGCGCGTACGCGGGATTTCGGCACCCTCTGACACGCGGACCAGGCGTTGCGCGGCCGTGTTGTGCTCGAGGTAGATGGCCTGGTAGGCGGTGCCGGTGATTCCGGTTTCCGTGGCGACCAGTTCCGAGACGGGAATCTGCGCCACAAGCGGAGCGTCCCAGCGCGGCGTCGGATCAGTGCGCAGCGGGTTCTGGGGAGTGTTCAGCGGATAATCCTGCGAGGTGATCAGACCTGCACGATCGGAGTGAAGACGAACGTCCTCGATGTGACGGGTATCGACGCGGCGGCCCATCATGGAGGAGACGAACTGGCGGCGCACGTACTCGATTGCGAGCGCGCGTTTCTCGGGACTCGCGGTAAACTCGCCCCACTCGGAAGCCATCACGCCCTCGCCCATCAATGACCTGGTCCTGATACCACAGGCTTGAAGGGTCTGGCAGTAGGCGTCGAGCGGTGAGTTCTCTTCCACAGCCAGGTCGCGCTGCATCTGCACGGAGAGCGAGACACGGTTCTTTTTAGCCTCGCGGTGATACGAGACAGCCTCACCAGGATCAGAAATACGCGTCAGAAAGTCGCCTGGCGCCTCCCGCACTGTGCGTAGTTCTCCATTTGCAATATAAGCCACGGAGATTCTCCTTTCGCCTGCGCGGTTAGCGCGACAGCAATACGACGATGGCATCAGCCACGTCATTGTTAAGAACATAGCCACGACCCACGCTTCCGGTGATCGTAACTGCGACACCGCCGGCTGCGGCGTTTCCGTCAAGAGCGGCCGTCTGTCCGGTGATGCCCGGGGCGTCTTTGACGTAGCCGAGAGCCGATGATGGTCCGAGGGCACCGACGAGTCCCGCGCCGGTTGTGACCGTGGCGCCGTTGCCCTTGCGAGCATTCTCAACGACACCGTCCCAGACCACACTGCACAAGCCGTCGTCTTCTGTGAGTGAGATAAAGCCGAAAATCCAGTCACCGTCACCGCAAAGCTGAATCTGATTATCGGCGGAGATTTTAACGGCGAGGCCTTTGTACTTCTCCGGGAGCGCCGTGTCGTGGTCGATCGTGTTCCCGTAGGCGAAGGTCGCTCGCTTTTGCCCGATTAGGGTAAAGTCTACAATTTTCCGTGGATCAGCCATTTAAGCTCCTGTTGGCCTTAAGCCAGGTAAGCCGAGGCGGGTATTGTATCGACCTTCGGCGGTTTACTATTGTTGTTAGGCGTCTGACGCCCCGAGGGAAACACGGCGTCGGCGCGGCGCTTCCAGTCATCGCGAAAACGAGAAATATCTTCCGGCGAGAGCTTGCGAAGTGTGACCTCAAAGCCGGCGCGGTCAAACGTGGTGCCGTCAGCGCGCGTGCCTTCCTGAAGAGCCGACTCGATCAATTCATTGACGTGCGCATCACCGATTGCGGCTCGGCGGCGCAGGTCTTCAAGGGCCGTGGGGGCCATCGTCAGAGTATTGCGGTCCCGCTCTTCGTCGTCGGCGCCGAGAGATACGGCCCCGGAGGCTGCGAGAATATTTCGGCACACTTCGAGATGAGCGCGGCGCGCTTCGAGTATCTCGTGCGTGGTATCAAGCGGCGGAAGAGGCTCGCGACTGGTCGACGGAGCAGGGGCCGGCGCGGGAACTGGTTCGGGGACTGCTGGAGTCGTAGCTGGCGCGGGCGCCGGTGCAGGTGTAGCCGGCGGCGCTGGAGTCTGTATCGTATCCGGCTCGGGCGGAGTGGAAGGATTCGGGGCCGGCGTATTCGGCGCGGTTTGTTGCGGTGCGCGGTTTTCTTCTCCCATAGCAATATCTCCTGGGACCGCGACGACGATACGCCGTGGCGGAAGTTGCTGACGGATGGATAACTCGACAATGTTTCGCTGGACGTCCGTCAGTCGCCCCTCGATTGCCAGAAATTCAGCGTGCTTGATCAGCGCGTCGGGATTCGATCCGGCGTAGACGCCTGAGACTTCGACCAGTTCGGCGCGCTCGATCGTGGCGGTGCACAGGACATCGCCCGCGTCGAACTTGCCGGATTCACCGCGCTTCTGATACCTGATCCCGGGGAAGTGGTAACACTCGAGGTCTGAGCGCATATCGCGGTCACAGACCGAGCACTGCCACTCGCCGCCGATGAAGCTGACCGAAACCTCGCGAATGAGTCCCGCGCGCAGGCGCGTGATATAGGCGTCAGTTTCGGGAATGGAGGGAACCGTGTAGAAGTCGCCTTCAACGCCTGGGCTTTCATTGACCGGAGTCGATCGACCGTCAAAGGAGTAGCCGATGGGCGCCACGTCTTTATTGTGACCGTAGAGATAGGCAACGCCCTTTTTGACACCCTTATGGTAATTGTCGAGCGTCGACATTCCCATGCGCGTGAAGTGGGAATCCAGGCGGCCGTTTGAGATTCCGGCCGACCAGAGCACGAGGCCGCGCTCATTGAAGATGGAGGGGTCAAACGCCCCGAGGCGTGATTTGATGGAGTCGATGAGGGCCTGGTCCCGGCCCGCTTCGTGGTTAGTTGCGCGGAGGCTTACCTGAGCCGGAAAGAAATGACTCGTATCTGCCATCTGAAAGACCCTCTCTTCGGTCTACCGGGACCATCCTGTAGCCACAGTGAGGGCAAGCCAATGTCTTCAGCCTGGCAAGCTGAAGCAGATGGGACTTGGCCTCTGAGCGACAGTGGGGACATCTCAGTAGAACTGAATCTTCGGGTCTCACAATGGCTATCTACCATGCTATCAACGTGATGGCAAGTTAAGAATTAACCTTTCACAGGGAGCCGCAGCACGTTCGACGCGCGATCCGCGCCGGGATCGGCGTTATCCATCGCCTTATTGGAGGCGTTATTCGGGGATTTTTCAGCCTTCTGGGAGGCCTCGAACTGTTCGCGCTCGATGGTGCGATAAATCGGCTCCTTGAGTACGGGCGGTTTTCCGGCAATCTCGATGGAGGCGGCATTCTGATCGATCCAGCCCTCGTCGCGCTTACTGACAGCGTTCTGAATCTGGAGCATTTCGGTCTGAGCGTCACGCAGCATCTCGGCGGCGCGGAGTTCGGCGAATCGGACCTTCACTTTACTGATGTGGCCCTGTGCGCGTATGGCGAGTTCGAGGAGGACTTCGAGGATATTCTCCACGTAATGCTGAAGAGACTTGATGCCGGCGGCGTAGATTTCGTACTGCCGGTTGGCGTTGGCCTCACTCGTGGCGTCATCTATGGACTGGAGAAGCGGGACCGTTTTGAGGGCGCGCACGCTGATTCGTTCGACGGCCTGGATCATGGCGTCGATGCCGCCGAGTGTGGTTGTCGTGACAGCGCCCACCGATCCGACGATTTCGACAGCGTCGTCATGCACAAAGGCGTCGTCCGGGAGCAGCGTCGAGTAGGCGGAGGTGATCTGGCCAACCTTCTCATTTAGCCACAGTTGAAGGGCGACGGGATCATTGGCGGTGACTTCATCGGCGCGCGCGGCGAGCTTCTGGAAATCCACCTTGATGTCGATGCGGGGATACCCCTGCTGCATAATGACGCGGCGCAGGTCGTGAAGCATACCGAGCAGGAACGTGGCGGAAAATAGTGCAGGCGCCATCGGCGAGCGGCCGAAGGGGCGATTCGGGAGCGGATCGATCGGCACGTACTTGACGGTGGGGATTTCGTCGAGTGAGATAAACTGCGAGCCGCCGGAGCCGCCCACGGGAAC